CGCATCGGCGGAACGCCGGGGCAGGACTACGAAATCTACGTCATGGGTAACTAGATGGCACTTAACGCTCAGATAAACCTGTCGATCATCGCCCAGGAAACCAGCGCCGGCGATATTTCTCGGACCATGCGAGCCACGCCAGTCTCGTACAGCGTAGGGCTGACGGACGGCACCGGAGCGAACCAGGCCCAAATCGCCTGGAGCGACAGCCGAACCATCTCCGGCACCGAAGAGACTCTCAGCCTGGCATCACTGCCCGACGTCCGCGACGGGGCCAGTGTCACGGTCGGAATCACTTCCGTCAATGTGCTGTACGTCAAAAACACGCACGCGACTGCCACGGTATTGCTCGGATCGACGTCGGCAGGGACTTTTGCGGCCAGCCATTTCGTAGGGATGCCGGCGAACAAGATTCCCGCCGGAGCCCAAGGGTACGCGCTGCCTCCGGGGGCAGCGATCTTGATCTCCGTACCGACGCAACTCGGCCTGACCACGCTCGCCGGCCAGCAGTTCACCGTCGGGTCCAGCACGGCCGGCGCCACCTACGACATCGTGATCGTTGGCAGGGGGTCTGTGTCATGAACATCGGACTGATGAACGAGAGAATCTCGGTCAAGGCTCCGCAGGAGGTCCGCAGCAGTTCCGGCGAGACGACGCTGAACTGGGACATGACCGTGGCGACCGTGTGGGCCAGCGTCGATGGGTTGTCAACCAGGGACATCATGCAGGCGCAGCAGTCCAACGTGATGGCGACGCATCGGATAAGAATCCGGCACAGAAACGACGTCCTGCATACGCACCGAATCATCTGGAGAGGCAGGACAATGGAGATCGCGAGCGTTACCGACCGCGAAGGCCGCGGGATGCTTGAAATCCTCGCCCGTGAGGTGCAGTGATGAGTCTGTCACAAGGCATCGGATCGCCTCGCGAGTTTGACGACGGCCTGACGTCCGTCCAGCAGGCGAACCAGTTCGTCAACATCCGCATCGGACAGGACGTCCGCGATCTTGCGAAGAGACTCGAGCAGCTCGCCAGCGTAGCGTCCAGGCCGGAGGTTCTACGGCGGTGCGTTCGGAAGGCTTCAAAGCCCATCATGGACGGCTACTCGTCGCGGGCAAAAATGCACGAGGCGACGGGGAACCTGGCCGCCTCAGTGACCAGAAAATACGTTGACTATGCAAGCGCCGCCGTCGCCGTCGTCGGCCCCCGGCAGACCGGCCCGGTTGGGTCAACGTCGAGCAGACGCAGTGGAAATCATGCGTGGCTGGTGGAATTCGGCACCTCGGCCAGAAAGCCGGGTACGAAAGGTCGCAGAACCTACATCAACGTCCACCAGGCGATCAACTTCCGAATGCGGCGGGCTGGCTCTTTCAACAATGACCAATTCGCCCGCATGGGATCTGGCTACTACTTCCTCATGGGAAGCATCAACGAGCCCAGCCGCCAAGGCGGCGGCAAGCCAGGCTACTCAAGGGACTTTGCCGGCCCCGGCCCCGGAGGAGACGGCCGCCAGCAGCATCCGATCACGCTCAGGCCAGGCGAGACGATTGCCGCAATGCCGGCACTGCGACTCATGGAGGAGACGATTGCATCGACCGCCAGCCAGTCGCTGGCGATGCTTCGCGGCGCATTGGAGGCGGAAATAAACGCCCGTGGAGGCTAGTCATGCTGTTCTCTCCAGAAAACCACGTCTACATGAAGTTGGCCTCGACGCCGGGGGTCGCAAGGCTGGCAGGCTTCCAGGTTTTTCCGACAGCCGTGCCGAAGGGGGCCACGTTCCCGTTCGTCGTCTACCGCAGGCTCAACATCGCCCGCGAGTCGAGTCTGGCCGGCCCGATGTACTCTCCGGTAGTAAACCTTCAGGTATCGGCATGGTCTGCTTCGCATGATGGCTCGAGGCAGCTTGCAGACGAGATTCGCCTTGCGCTGGACGGCCACACTGGCACACTCGCTGGGGTTACAATTGAAGATATGAGGCTAGTATCCGAAACGGATGACTACCTCGACCCAGCGACCGTCGGGGCTCAACTCCCGCCGGCCTACGAAACAAGGCAGTTGTACCAGATTCGTTGGCGGGAATCCGCCGTTTAACACAACATCGCGCAAGGAGGCGCAGCGGACATGGCAGGGATTTCGTCCCAGGGACTTACCTTTGTTTTCGGCGGCACCACGCTCACGATCACCTCGGTGCAGGTCAATGACACTCAAGACCTCATCGACGGCAGCCACCTGGGCATCGGCCCGAACGCTCGCCGTGAGTACGTCGGCGGATTCGCCACCGAGCGTGAAGTCCAGATCGACTACATCTCCAACACGATCCTCACTGCTGGCGTCAGCGGAGCCATGTCCATCACCGGCCCGATCAGCTTCTCAGGAAACTCGACCATCGCGTCGAGTTCCATCGGGGCTTCGGTCGGAGCACTCGTGTCGGGGAGCGCGACCTTCCGCGTCGCGTAAGGCGACATGGCAGGAAGCAGCTCACAGGGAACGACCTTTTCGTTCGGCGGCAGCGCCTACACGATCACGAGCGTTACTGTTGACTTCGGTCAAGAGCGGGATCGCGTTTCTGGCGCTCACATGGGCATGGCCGCAGACGCGATCGAGACGGTGTATTACATCCACCGAACGCTCGATTCGCTGCCGACGGTGTCGGTTGAGTTCATCGGCAACTCGGCGCCAGCAGTCAACGCATCCGGCAACCTTGCCGTCGGTGGGCAGATTTCGTATTCGGGGGCGGCGACGTGCATATCGTCGCAAGTCTCAGCCCAGCTCGATGATATTGTTCGCGGATCGGCGTCCTTTCGCGTGCGGGTCTAGCAATGCCCGGTGTTCCGTACAACGCGACGTTTTCGTTTGCGGGTGCGATCGGCAACATCACCGGCATTCAGGTGGAAACGCCGCAGGCCGAAATCGTCGATATGACGAGCTTCACGCACGGCGTCGGCACCATGCTAATGGTTCCGACCGGGGCGGTTACTGGCGGCACCGTGACTGTCGATTACATGGCAGACGCACTGCTCCCCGTGGCGATCGGGACGGTGGCGCCTCTGACGTTTTCGTCGTCTGCAATCAACTTGAGTCTGCGTGGAATTCTTGAAAGCGCGACCGTCGAAGCAAGGACTGGCGAGATCGTGAGAGGGACTTTGACGTTTCGTTTGACTGACTATACGGGGTAACTAGATGGCACTCAGCAAGAAGGCGATTCTGGCGGCGAAGGACACGAGGCTCAAGGGTCCGGTGGCTGTCCCCGAGTGGGGCGGCGACGTATACATGCGGACGATCACCGGCGCCGAGCGTGATCAGTTCGAGGACGCCTACGCAGAGCAAAAGATGAAGGCGTTCCGCGTCCGGTTCCTGGTGATGGCGTTGGCCGACGAAAGCGGCGAGCGTCTCTTCGGCGACGGCGACGCTGCGGCACTTGGCGGGAAGGCCAGCACCGTGATCAACCGACTCTTCGACGAGGCGTGGACGCACAACGCCTTTACGCAGGAGGCGGTAGACGGCCTGGGGGAAGGTTCAGCCTCCGTCCAGAGCGGCGTTTCTACTTCCGCCTAGCGCTCTGCCTTGGCATGAGCGTTCGGCGGCTTCTGGAGGAGGTTGATAGCAGGGAACTGGCAGAGTGGGCGGCGTATGACGCGATGTGGCCCCTCCCAGACCACTGGCAACAGACGGCGAAGGTGTGCAGGGTGATCATGGCGGCCTCCGGCAACTACAAGCGAATTCCAGACGAGGATGCCTTTATCCCGTCGAGGAAGAAGCCAAGGCAGTCTGCGGATGCCATGATGGCTGAACTGATGAAGTTGCAGCAGCCTCAAGGATGAGGATATGGCTCAAGGCTATCTCGGAAAAATATCTGCGATCGTCTCGGCCAACACGGGCGACTACGTCCGTAAGCTGAACGAGTCGGCCGGCGTCACCCGCAGCTTCGCGAAGACCATTGAGCAGACGCTGACGTCGGCCTCCCGCGAGGCGACCAAGTCGCTCCAGGGGATCTACACCCCACTCCAGCAGTTTGAGCGAGCCTTGCGGGCCGCCGCCAGCCAAAAGCTGTCTTTCAAGGGGTTCGACGGTGCAATTCAGACCGTTGAGCAGTTGAAGCAGCGGCTGGCGACGATCAGAAGCGAAGACGTTGATATCGTCGTCAGGGCCAGCGGCCTGAAAACCCTGACCGATCTAAGGGTCGCGATCAATGACATTTCGTCAAGGGATCTTGACCTCTTCCGCAACGTCGGCGGCCTCGAGGGGCTGAAGAGGCTCAGGGCAGAGATCGAGTCCACGAGGGACGCCGCCGGCAATCTGACAGTCAAGCCGCGTGTTGATCCGACGCAGATCGACAGACTCATTGAGACGTTCAGCGTCATCGATGACAGGCAGATAACTGCCACGATTCAAGTGCTCGGAGAACGCGAACTCGACAACACGCTCCTGCGAATGAGGCAGATGCGTGACATCAGCGATGAAATCCAGAAGCCTTTGGCGGCCACTACGGCCCGCTTCGGAGAACTGTCTCAAGCGGTGCAGGCAGGTTTCGTCGGTGCTCTGACAAACGCACAAAACGCAGTTGAAAATCTCTGGGCAGACAGCCAGGCCGGCGCGGTAATCAGCAGATCGCGATTTGAGGAAGTCTCGGCAGTAGTTGCTAGAACTACACAAGCCGTCAACGAACTGGCCGCAGCGCAAACGCTCGCCAACAGAGTCATGACGGGTCGCGAATTCCAGTTTCAGCAGCCGGCGGCAGAGGCAGCGATCACACGGGCTGGAGGCGTAGACGCTTCCTCGCTGTCCGCTTCAACGAGAACCGTCAACCGACAGGCTTTCGCTGAATCACAAGCCGCAATAAAAGGTGAAGTTGACGCTTTGCTCGAGCTTATAGCGACACGCGCCCGCGCCGACGTCGAAGGCGCATCTCGCGGAACTTCAGCAATACTCCAGTCTCAGATAGATTCCAGGACGGCGTCGCTTAACAGGCAGATAGATTCATACGAGCGGCTCATCCAGGTATCCAGGGCCAACGAGAACCAAGGTGCAGCGTCGTCCACCGACCCTACGGGGCGTTCGATTCAGCAGAGGGTGCAGGACATCGCCCGCCTGCGAGAGTTTGAGCAGCAGGCGGCGCAGGCGACGCTGGCAGCGGCCGAAGCGCAGGAGCAGGCGGCGGCAGCGACGAGGGCTCGAGCGGAGGCCGCAAGTAGACTCCTTGGCGTCCTTCAGAACGAATCAGCACTGTTGTCGAACCAAGGTGCAGCGTCGTCCACCGACCCTACGGGGCGTTCGATTCAGCAGAGGTTGCAGGACATCGCCCGCCTGCGAGAGCTTGAGCAGCAGGCGGCAGAGGCAAGGAATCAAGGCCAGTCATCGAGGCTGGGGCCGACGTACTTCAGCGACAGACTTTCGGCAAGTGCAAGGGATTCGCTCGGCCCCCCACTTGAATCGGCATCTCGGCAACTCGATCAGTTTAGGTCTGGAATTGCATCCGCAAAGAGTCAGCTTGACTCGCTGCCGGAGCCCATAAGGTCGCACTTTATTCCAGCCATCCAGGGCGCCGAGCGCGAATTTGTTCGGCTCTCTGCGTTAGGCCCGAGGGCTACGGCAGAGGAAATTGAGAACGCCGTGCGCAGCATGGATGTACTCACGGCGGCAACCAGGCGGGCGACCCAGGCTGCTTCCGTTCAAGGCTTTGGTGACTTTATTGACCAAGCCAACGTCAGGCAGGCCGTTGGGGAACTTCAAGCGTTGCAGAGAGTGCTCGTGCAAGTCGAGGCGACGGCAGGCGGCCCTGCGGCTCAAGCGTATGAGAGATATCGCCAAAGGCTTCAGGCTGCGATTACGGCGGGCGAGACTGGGCTGCCGCGGGTTCGCCAAGAGTTGGTCGCATTGCAGCGAGAGGCCGCCCGCGCCGCGGCTGAAACTGGAAGAATCTCATTCGGCGGCGCAATGGGGGCGATCAAAAGGGGCGGCGATGTCGCCCGCGGCGGGGTCGATAATCTCAGCCTTGCACTTAATCAAGCAGCGTTTGCCATCGACGACTTTTTTTCCGCAACAGGCGGCCTTGAGTTCAAGCTACGGGCAGTATCCAACAACGTCACGCAGTTGGCGTTCATACTCGGCGGAACGAGAGGGCTATTCCTTGGCTTGGCTGCCATCATCGGCGGCCAGGCCGCAGTAGCGATCGCCAATTGGGCAACCGGCGGGCAAACGGCAGAGGATCAGACTAAGGCACTGAATGAGGCGCTTTCTCAGCAGAAGAATACCGCAGAAGAACTCGCTAAGGCGTTTGAGTCCCTTGGCGAATCTCTAACGAGGGGAGTCTTCTCGCCAGCCGCACGAGAAGCCAATGAATTCAGGAAGCAGCTTAGTGAAATCGCGAAGAAGCAGAGGGAGCTTCGCGATTCTGACATCACCTTGCTCGACTCTGCGGTTCAGCAAGAGCGGGCAACTCAAAACACACTTCAGAGGAGACTTGAATCAGAGACAAATGCAGGACAGCGATTCCTCATACAGTCTGAAATTGATGAGTCACAGCGCCGCGAACGAGCCGCGAGGGCTGCTGCGAGGGCCGCTGTAACCGGGGGGCAGGCGTCGGCAGCGATTAATCGAGCCGGAGATGCTTTGTTCTCCCAGAGAATAAGAGGCGAGGACACAGTAACTGCGCAAGACGTAGGCTTTCTTGATCGAGCGAGGTCGAGGGGGGCAGAGGCGGCGGCAGCGAAAGACCAGGCCGCACTTCTCAATGTGCTGGTCAAGCAACG